ATGGCAGACGTCGACAACAGGAACCGTAACCGCAGGTCCAACCGAGCGGGTCAGCCCAATCCCAAGCGCGAGGCCCGTGCCAAGGCCGCCGAGCGCCATGTGATGACTGTGTCCGAGGCCTGCGCCAAGGATATCGAGCGTTCGCTTGCTGGTGTTCGCGAGTTTGACGGCATGCCCGCCGGCTTTGTCGCGGCGATGAAGGCCAAGGTTCAGACTGCTGTGGCCCCCGAAGAGCAGGTCGCCGAGGACGTCGAGAACGCGGAGACTGCCGAGGTCGAGGCAGCGCCCGAGACCGAGGCGGCGCCCGAGCCCGTCGAGGAGCCTGCCGAGGAAATCGCCGAAGCTGAGTCCGCGCCTGCTGAGGAGCCCGCTCCGGTCCTGCCCGAGGTCACTGTGCTTGATGCCTCCGCCACGCAGGCAATCCTCGATAACGGTCGCGGCTATGCGCAGTTCTGCGACATGGCCGTGCTCGCCTTTGCCTCGTTTACCAATCCGGGCGGTGGATATATTCAGGGTTATCTGGGCCAGGAGGCTACGCTCTGCGCCGATTCGTATCTGTACAACGTTCTCGATAGGCAGCGTAAGTGGTACGGCGAGAACCGTCGCCGCAACATCAACTGCGAGCTCTTTCGTAACCGTGCCCTAGTGGTGCCTGCGGTGCGCTTCGACCGCAACCACGTGCATGCATACGCCGACGTGATCGTGGCCGCCGCGCCCAACGTTAAGCGTGCTCGCCAGGAGTACCGCGTGAGCGACGATGCCTTGCTTGACGCCCTGCGCGACCGCATTCGCTTTGTGCTTGCTATCTGCGATGAGCTTGGCCGCGAGAAGCTCGTACTGGGTGCTTGGGGCTGCGAGAACAACGGCTTTGACGCAGAGGCCGTGGCCGAGCTCTTCCGCAAGGAGCTCGCATCGGGCGACTTCAAGGTCAAGCAGGTCTTCTTTGCCGTGCCCTCTACGCGCTGGGACGAGGACTTCGCCAAATTCGAGCACGTGCTGGCAAACTTCCCCGAGCAAAACGAGGAGTCCTATGCTCAGGTTGCCGCCCGCGCCGCAGCCGCCCGTGCCGCCGAGCAGGCTCAGACCGCTGCCGAGGATGACGAGGATGACGACGACTGGCGCAAGTACCTGTAAACGGTGCTCGTGATGCGATATACCGAGCCGACGGGAGAGGCTGCTCCTGTCGGCTTTTTATTGAGTGGGGAGCTTACGATGAAAAACGTTCTGTGCTTTGGTGACAGCAACACCTATGGTTACGATCCGGCGGGCATGCGCGACGGTACCGCGGTGCGCTATGCGCAGGATGTGCGCTGGTGTGGCGTGGTCCAACGTGACTTAGGCGAGGGCTGGCATGTAATTGAAGAAGGCCTCAACGGCCGCACGACGGTACGCGACGACATGTGCCATCTGGACACTAACCTCAACGGCATTCGCGCGCTTCCGATGCTGCTCGAGGCTCATAAGCCGCTGGACGCCATTGTGATCATGCTGGGCACCAACGACTGTAAGACGGTCTTTAACGTGACAGCTTCCGATATCGCCCGTGGCGCCATGGCGCTGATTCGCGCCGTCCGCGCGTTTCCGTGGACCGACGCTGCGCCTTGCCCGCGCATCCTGCTGATGGCTCCTATCAAGATCAAGCCGCAAATCGCCGATGTATATATGACCGATTTTGACGAGCGTTCCGTCGAGGCATCTGAACATTTTGGCGAGTACTATGCGCACGTGGCCGAGCAGTTTGGCTGCGACTTTTTGAATGCCGCCGAGTTTGCCGAGCCGGGCGATATCGACTATCTGCATATGATGCCCGAAAGCCACGAGAGCTTGGGACATGCCGTGGCAGCCAAGCTCCAAGAGATGCTCGGTGAGTAGCGCGACCCCAAGCCACCGCAAAGGGGGCAGGCACCTTTGTGGTGGTTTTGCCCGGGTAAACGAACGGATTGGCTGCCATATGGGCATGGACGAGCTCATCGACCTCTTTGCCGAGGGCGATGAGCTCGTCTCCAATACCGCTTTTGAGGATTTGGATCTTGCCTGCGACGTGGCGAACGGCGCGACCTTCGATGGCGTCGTGTTCCGATCTTGCGAGTTCGATAGCGTTGACTGGAGCGGCTCGACGTTTCGCGACGTGGTGTTTCGCGGTTGCCGCTTTATCCGCTGCAACATGGAAGGCTGCTGGCTCAACCGCTGCGACTTCGTTGACTGCTCGGCGCCGGGGCTCAACTTGCTCAGGGCGCGTCTGTCGAGCGTGTCGTTTACATCGTGCGATTTGAGCTATGCGAACCTTTCGGAGGGACGCATTGGCCCCATGGCTGCGCATGACACGCGTTTGACCGAGGCCGCGTTTCAGGGTGCCAAGCTGGGTCAGATACGCCTGGATGGCTGTGACCTGACGCGTATGGATGTGTTTAAGACGTCGCTTTCCGGCGTGGATGTATCGCGTTGTACATTCGCGGCGCCCGTTGTTTCGGGCGATTACCATGAGTTGCGTGGCTTGACGGTCAATGCCGAGCAGGCGCTGGCACTCTCGGGTTTGTTGGGAATTCAACTCGCCGACGAATAGGCGCTCTGGTCCTTTGCTCGACCGCTATCTAAAATCAAACCGTCGCAACATTTAATGATTTTTCGCGTTTGCACGATTTTCATCGAATGTTGCGACGGTTTTTGGTGCAAGGTAGCCTGTCTTTTTTTGGCAGGTTACTGGCTATTTAGTACTGCCACAACTAACTGCGTGCCATCTACCTGCGGCTTTGCGGGGGAATATCCTAACTTATCCCAAGCGCGTCGAAGGCGGCGCGGACGACCTGCTCGGCGGTGGGGCGGATGTAGTGTCTGCCCGATACGCCGGGGAGGGCGTGGCCCATCAGCATCTCGATGAGGTCCCACGGCAGGCGAAGCTCGACCTCCGCTATCGTACGCCATGAGTTGCGCAGGTTCGACCACGGGATGTGCTCGATGCCGCGGGCGGCGCAGAGTTTCCGCCAGCGGTCGTTGCAAATGCTCCGGTTCATGGGCAGCCCGTCGCCCCGGTCGCTCAGCCACTCGCGGCCCTCGGCGGCGCGGGCGGCCGCTATCTCGACGAGGCGGTCGGCGGCCTGCGGCAAGATCACGACGGTGCGCGCGGACTTGGCGGTCTTGAGGGCGCCCACCGGCTCGGTGCCGGACTGCTGCATCTGGCGGCAGATGTCGGCGGAGGCGAGGACGGTGCCGCTACGCTCCCAGTGCAACACCTCCTCGGTGCGCACGCCCAGTGACTCGCCCGAGCGGCAGGAGCCGAAGCACGCGAGGATGAACGCGGGCTCCAGCGGGTTGCCGCGCAGCTCGTCGAGGACGCCCAGGGCCTCGTCGAGGGTGTAGACGCGCTTTGAGCGCTCGCGGGTCTTGCGGGTGGGCATGGTGTACCTGACGCTGGCGGCGAACGGGTCGAGCGGCAGGCGGATGAAGGTCGAGACGCAGGCGTAGACCTTGCGCAGGGTGAGCAGGGCGGTGTCGGCGGTGGCGGCGGGCAGCGTCAGCAGCCACCCCTGCAGCTCGACGGCGCGGAGCTGGTCGACGGGCATTGCGCCCCAGCGGGGTCCGACGTAGTTTCTCCACGAGTGCAGCACGAGGTCGCGGGTGTTGGGCGCGAGGGTTGCCGCCTCGACCTGCGCGGCCATCTTGGGGACGAGCCACGTCTCGTAGGCCTTGGCTATGGTGGGCACGGGGGCGTCGTCGGCGTGCTCGACGTGTATGCGGTCGAGTTCCGCGCACGCCTCGCGGTAGGTGCCGTACACGGTCTTGGTCTTGCGCCTGCGGCCCTGCGGCGTGTTCTGCATCCAGCGCAGGACGTACTTCTTGCCGCGCCTCATCTCGGTCACGGAACCCCAGACGCGGCGGCGCTGCTTCTTTGTCATATAATCAGATCCGTTCAGATCGCGGGCTTATTCTCCGTTTCGCCCGGTTCTGACTCCGGCCCCGTCTCACGTTCCAAAGTGCAGGGGCCGTCTCCTTAGTCTCGGGGCCGCGGCATCAGCCTGCGGTCCCGAGATTTTTTGCTTTCATGGCATCACCTCCCTAGATGTAGACGCATGGGGTCTCACCCTTTCTGGCCCCCAATCTCCACAACGTGTTCGGTTTACATTTCGCCGCGATGGGGCGATAATCGGGATAGCTCATCCACCGTGTGTGTGAAGGAGTCCTCTGGAGGCGCCCAAACAGCGCCTCCTGCTTTTTCGGCGTGGTTTCTCGCCATCTCGCGCTCAATCATCTTCCTGCTGTGGTCGTTGTCGACGTAATATGCGGTTATCAGCAGGCAGTAGTGCTCTCTCGGCTCGAATACGACAATGTAGCTCTCTTCCTCAAGGTAAAACTTAATCCGTTCCCTTATCTGGGTGCCATTGCGGCTCTTCCTTGCGCGATGCTCCGCCTTCCAGGCTATAACGCCTCCGCAGTCGGGACTTTTGGGGCACCTCTCAGCATTCTCGATGAACGCCTTCGGCCATCTGATGCGCCTGCACCTTTCGAGATCTGGCACACGGTCCTCTGGCAGACCCGACTTATGATCGTAGTCCCTGCAGGTAAGGTGCCAAAAGGCCTCGGCCCGTCCCTCCAGCATGGGCTGGTACCGTATCTTTACCGGTTTCCCGTGGTAGACGGGCCTGCCCTCGATGAAATCACGCCTGAACACGCTGTAGACAAGAGCGTCGTATTCGCTCCAGGGACGCGAGCTGTCCCTTTCGACTAGGGGCGGTATCCAACAGCAGTTCATGATGTGATTCCCCCGGCCTGCCAGACCAGCAGGTTCATCTTCTTTTCGCTGAGGAGCGAGGTCTTGACGAGGGAGAGGCCCGACCTCTGAATAATTCTATTGATGAGCCTGATCTTCGTGACGCTATCCGATGGCATGATGGCGTCGTGGTTGTGGCGATACGCGATCGCGCCGGTAAGGATGTCAACGAGCTGCATCAGCTGAACCTCGTCGGAGCGTATGGGCTGCACCCTCCTCACGATCTCATGGTTGAAATCGTACGCGTCGTTCGCGAGCACGTTCTCGAGCTTCTGGGCGTTTCGCCCGGAATGGGTGTCCTTTATGTCGATATAGACGTAATACCGCGCGTCGCGGGAGAAGATGGTCTTCAGCATCGTGAAGTACATCTTGTAGTACCAGAGGTCATGGTCCTGGTTGAAGCGGGCGTGGTCCAGCTTTGATTTGTCGGGAACTACAAGACCCCTGAAGTGCAGGTCGTCGTCATCGAAGAAATAGTCGATGATGTCGACATAGAGGTCGTAGTTGCATGGCGACACCTTCGTCCACTTGACCTCTGCGCCCATCCCGACGCCATGCCTCGCCTTTATCTCCACGAGGCGCTTGCTTATCTCCCTGACTTTCGATTTGGGGCACCATACCGCCCCGAGCGACATCGCCTTGAAGCGATCGTGCTCGAGATGGCAGCTCTCGTCGCAGTAGACATTAAACTCCTCGCCGCCGAAGGTAGCGCCGTTTCCCGATTCGTAATATGCCCGCACGCCATCCAAAGCTAATGGCCTCATGCGTCCCACCTCTTTTCCGTTCCTACTACCTCTCGTCCCGCTCGCCCATGTACCAGACGACGCGGCCCTTGCAGACCACGGGCTCGTCGCCCGGCCCGGCGAGGATGTCGTCGTACTCGCCGCTGTGGCTGTCCGCCGTGAGCATCACGGTCGAGCGGCCCCGGGTGTAGTTGCGCACCACGGCGCCGTAGTCGGCCGTCTCGGCGAGCACCGGCTGGCCGTTGACCGGCTCCATGTCGGGGTCGACCAGCAGCAGGGCGTCGTGCGGGAATCGGTTGTCCATGCAGCCGCCCTGGGCGTGGACCATGAAGCCGCGCGGGTGCGCGTCGGCGATGGAGGCGGGGACCTCGACCTCGTCGGCGAGGCTGCCCTCGTCGCACGGCTCGCCCATGTGCGCGAAGCCCAGCAGGGGCACCATGCGCGACGTGCCGCTGATGGCGGCCTCGGTGGCGTCCTCTCCCATGAGGTCGGCTACGGTTGTGTCGAAAAGCTCGGCGAGTTGCTCAAGGTTCGCTTTTCTCGGCATCGACTTCTCGGATTCCCACTGGCCGATGGCAACTCGCGATACATCGAGTTTGTCGGCTATTTCCTGCTGGGTCAGTCCAGCTCTACTTCTGAGCCGGCGAAGGTTTTTACCGATTTCCATGGGCCTCTCCTTGCCTATGTATAACTTTACTTATCATTTTAGAAAAGAAAACTTTTCATTCTAGAAAAGTTTTTATTTACACGATGCAAAGAAAGACTTACTATTAGTTCAGCAAGAGAGAGGAGGCCACTTGAATACCCTGCGAGATGTTCGCGAGAGCAAAGGGGTTAAGAAAGTCGCAGTTCAGCGGATGTTGGGAGTTAGCCAACCGACCTATGACCGTTACGAGCTTTATCCCGGAGAGATGCGAGCCAAAGACCTCGAAAGGGTCCTGATGTTCCTCGGCATCACTCGCGACGATATTTTTTTGGCAACAGAGGAAAGTTAAAGTTTGCATCTAACGAAACGGAGAGAACCATGAACGAGAACTACATCGACATCGAGCTGGGCGGCTGGAACGTCCCCGAGGCCATCACGGTCGAGGCCGAGCCCGTCGAGGCCCGCGACTTTTCCGACTTCGAGCTGTAAGGGAGGGCGACATGATTCAACTGATTATCGGAGCTGGTCTGGGACTCGGCGGCGTGGCCGCCGCCGTCGCCATCAAGCGGTATAACGAGGCCGAGCGCGAGAAGGCCGCCGGGCCCGCGGACCATTGGGGCAACAGGTACGAGGCCCGCATCGTCTCGCCCGCGTGCGCCCTGCCCCTCATCCTGGCAGGTGCCATCATCGCCTCCACCGCCTGCCTCTACACGCAGGACACCGGCGAGGTCTGCGTCATCCGCAACCTCGGCGGCTCGCTCGCCGGCTCGACCTCCGAGGCCGGTTTCCACGCAAAGGCCCCCTGGCAGGACGTCGTGACCTACGACGTCCGCATCAACCTCATCAACTTCTACGGGGACACCGACTACGAGGTGGACGGCGGCTCCTACGAGGGCAAGCAGGTCTCCATCAACGACAAGTCGGGCGCCAGCGCCAACATCGACATCCAGGTCAACTACTCCCTGAACCCCGATGCTGCGCTCAGCCTCTACAGCGAGTACGGCACGCAGGAGAGCTTCGTGGAGAAGTACATCTCCAACGACGTCCGCGCCGTCACCCGCGAGGTCTCGGGCGGCTTCGACACGGTGACGATGCTCACCGACCGCTCCCAGTTCACCAAGGCCGTCCAGAAGGCCCTCACCGAGAAGTGGAAGGGCATAGGCCTCACGGTCGAGCAGGTGAGCGTGCAGGACGTCCGCTACCCGAAGAACATCACCAAGAGCTACAGCGAGGCACAGGCGGCCGAGGTCGCCAAGCAGAAGGCCCAGAACGAGCAGGAGACTGCCAAGGTCCAGGCCGAGACCAAGAAGATCGAGGCCCAGGGCGAGGCGGACGCGAACGCGGTCCTCGCGAACTCGCTCAACGACCAGGTCATCCAGCAGCACTACATCGACGCGCTCAAGAGCATCGGCAAGGACGGCAACCTCGTCGTCGTGCCCGAGGGCTCCCAGCCGATCGTGGGCACGAAGTAGGGGCGGCGGCGATGTTGAACCTTATCCATGCGGCCGTCCGGGTCTTCCTCGACGTTCTCGCGGTCGCGTTCGTGCTAGAGCACACCCGCGAGCTTCATGAGAAACATCGCGAGATCAACGACGCGCCCAAGCAGGTCGCAGGCGTCGTTGATGAACCCGGCGAGGACGATCGCGGCGCTGATGCGAGGGTGCCGCTCGACCCAGTCGACGAGCCGCACGAGTAGGGGGCCCGCTGGTCGGACGTGCTTCGGGCGATATGTCTGCTGTCTACGAATCATGGCTCGAAGCCTACCGCGCGGGTAACGCGGTCACACGGGTATTGCCGCTCAGGCAACCCGCGGGCCGTCCCCGGGGCGGCACCGTAGCCCCGCGGCTCTCCAATAACCATCCGCGGGGACGTTCCCTACCGGTGCCGTGCCGGGGGCGAGGCCCCGGAAAGACAAAAAAGGAGCCGCCCGGTGCGGAAAACGGGGACGGCTCCCTGACCTGAAAGGAGGTCACTCATGGATTCTAGCAGAGCCAAAACGTTCCAGCAGATGGCCGACGAGCTTGGCATCAGGCACAAGCTGATGTACACGCTGCGCGAGGCGTCGAGGGTGACGGGGGTGCCATACGACACGCTGCGCATCGAGTGCAAGGCGGGCCGCCTGCGCTCGCAGCTGCCCGAGGGGCGCAAGGTGGGGCGCATGGTGCGCCCGGAATGGGTGGAGCAGTGGATCGAGGAGGGAACGCATGGCATCGAGGCTGCTTAGGTGCGCTGGGTACATCGCGCTCCTGTTCGCGGTGTACGCCCTCATGCCGTACGTCCTGCGGGCGATGCTGCTCGCGGCGGACGGCATCCGCGTCGTGCTCGGAATGGGGTCGATGCTGTGATCGGAAGGAACTTCGCGTTCACCGTCCCGTTCGTGGCCGGCAAGCTTCGCCACAGGCTCGACCGACGCCACTCGCGGATGTACACGCCCACCGAGACCATCCGCAACGAGGCCGCCATCCGCGACGCGGCGCTCAAGGCCATGCGGGAGGCGTACCCGGGTCTCAAGGGGATGCTGTTCCCGTTCAGGGTCCCCGTCGCGGTGCGCATCGACGCGTACGGCCCGCTGCCGGAGTCGAGGCCGAAGAGCATCACGTCGGAGCCTTACACGTTCAAGCCGGACGCGGACAACATAGCCAAGCTGGTGCTGGACGGGATGAACGGGGCGGTCTGGGGTGACGACAACCAGGTGGTCGAGCTCCATGTCGTCAAGTGGCCCAGAATGCGCGGCATCGAGCCGCATATGGACATACGGGTCTACCGCGGCTGGTTCGCAGGCACCAGGGAGAAGAAGAGAAACGGAGATTAAGCAATGGAGTACATGCACATAGACGTCCAAGTCGGTGGCGATGCGTTCGAGGTGCTGGACGAGTTCGCCACGAACCTTATCTGCCTCGCAGACGAGGATGGCGCCGAGATAGGGAAGAGGGGCCTGAAGCCAGCGTGCCTGCGCGGCATCGCCTACGGGCTTCTGTACAGCGTGAAGCTGCTGGGAGCCGATTCGCAGGACCCCGAGGTCTACGACTCCATTGTCGGCAGCGCCGGCCGCATGGAACGCATCTACAAGCTGGACGGGCCGCGCGGCGTGTTCGCCGAGCTGGCGGGCGTGGACATCGAGAAGGTCGAGATCAAGGACGAAGGGGTGACCATCAATGAGTAACGGGATCATCGAGTACAAGGACGATGCGGGCATGCCCGTGAAGTTCACCTCGCAGGACATCCGCGAGCGCCTGTGCCCGAACGCGACCGAAAGCGAACTGGCGCTGTGCGTGGAGCTTTGCAACCGCCAGCACCTGAACCCGTTCACCAAGGAGGTGTACCTGGTCAAGTACGGCAGCGCCCCGGCGAGCATCATCACTTCCTACCAGGTGTTCAACCGCCGCGCGAACCGCCAGCCCAACTACGGTGGCATCGAGAGCGGCGTCGTGGTGCTCCGCGACGGCGAGGTCGTCAAGAAGAAGGGCTCCGCAGTCTACAAGATGATCGGGGAGCAACTCATCGGCGGCTGGGCAGAGGTCGCGTTCACCGACGGCAAGAAGCCCGCATACGTCGAGCTGGCGCTCACCGACTACAGCACCGGCAAGAGCAACTGGGCGAAGATGCCGGGCGTCATGATCGAGAAGTGCGCCAAGGCCGGCGCGTGGCGCCTTGCCTACCCCGACGAGTTCGGCGGGATGTACACGGGCGAGGAGATGGACCAGAAGGTCGAACGCGACATGCGCGCCGGCACTCAGGCCGTCGAGGCCGAGAGCGTCGAGCCCGTGGCCGACCTGCAGCCCGTGCGCGACCTGTTCAAGCCGTTCATGGCGGCGACTGGGCTCGACAGCGCCGGTGCCATGGCCGCCATCTGCGCCGCCGTGGGCTGCACGTCGGGCTCCATGCACGACATGACGCTCATGCAGGCGCGCCGCGCGGCCTCGTGGATGGAGGAGGAGATCGCGGCCCGCAAGGCGCAGCCCGAGCCAGCCGCCCCCGTGCCGGAGCCCGCGCCAGCCTATGAGCCCGCGCCCGCCGAGTACGCGACCGACGACGACCTTCTGGGAGGCTTCTAATGGCAGATGAGGTTTTGGCGGTCGAGGCCGTGCCGCTCGAGGAGGACTTCGACACGCTGGTGGCGTCTCTCGCCATCGACGACACGCTCGATGACAAGCTGGCAAAGCTCAAGAAGAACGTGGACGAGAAGCTGGCGGACTACCGGGACGTCAAGCGCATCGAGAGGGACGAGGACTTCAAGGCGGCGAAGAGGTACCGCACGGCGGTCAACGCCGTGAAGGAGCCCATCGAGGAGCAGCGCAAGGCCGCAAAGAAGAAGTACAGAGACCTGCTAAAGACGTTCGACGAGACCATAGGCGAGATCACGGCGCCAATCGACAAGCTCTCCGATAAGTACAAGGCCGAAATCGACCGATACGACGGCGAGTGCAGGGCCCGCCGCCTCGCCGCGCTCAAGGGCCACTACTACGACCTCGCGGGCGAGATGGGGCCGCTGGTGCCATACGAGCGCATCGCCGACGACAAGTGGCTCAACGCGAGCTTCGGCGAGGTCAAGGCCAAGAACATCATCGAGCGCCGCGTGGGCGAGCTGCTGCACCAGTTCAAGTTCGTCAACGGCCTCGACTACGCGGACGAGGACGAGAGGGCATGGGCCGTGGCGTGGTGGGCGAGGACCCTGCCGGCGGACTCGGGCGAGGTGGCGGCGGCTGTCGCCGCGCATCGCGAGGAGGTGGCCAAGGCCGCCTCGCTCGTATCGACCTACGAGCAGGCGACGGCATCGAAGCCCGAGCCGGTGCCGCTCGACCCCGAGCCGGTGCCTGCCGAGCATCCCGAGCCTGAGGACCCCTTTGGCGGGCCGAGATGCGTGCGGGTGGTGCCGTCGCGCCCCGAGCCGGATGCGGCCGAGGATGCGGCCCCAGCGCCGCAGAGGGGCTACCGCGTTGTCATCGAGTGCGCCACGGCGGACGAGCTTCGCCGCGTGAGGGCAGTCATGGTCGAGAACGGCATTCACGGATACGTCGAGAGGATGTAGGACATGGGAGAGAGCAACCTGCCGCCGCTCCGAACGCCGGAGCAGCGCAAGGAGGCGATGGCGAAGGCCGTCCACACGCGCCGCGAGCGCGCCGCGTTCAAGGCCGCCTGCAAGGCGGGCAACATCCCGCCCGAGGTCGCCATCGAGGCGCCCATCGCGGCAAAGCTCAAGGTCGAGGAGTTCGCCCGCTCGTTCCCGGGCATCGGCACGGTCACGGCGCAGAAGATCGTCGAGGCGTGCCGCATCCGCGACGGCCGCCGCGTGAGCGGCCTGGGCTACATGCAGGGGCCGCGCCTCGTCGAGGCAATCAAGAGCTACATGACCGCAAAGGAGGACGGGCAGTGAGCATCAACCGAGCGAACATCAGCGGCAACCTGACCCGCGACCCCGAGCTGCGCGCCACCGCCGGCGGGACGCAGGTCCTGTCCTTTGGCGTGGCGGTAAACGACCGCCGCCGCAACGCGCAGACGGGCGAGTGGGAGGACTACCCCAACTTCGTCGACTGCACGATGTTCGGCAACCGCGCCGAGGCCGTTGGCCGTTTCCTCGCCAAGGGGATGAAGGTCGCGATCGAGGGCAAGCTGCGCTACAGCTCTTGGGAGCGCGACGGCCAGAAGCGCTCCAAGCTCGAGGTTATCGTCGACGAGATCGAGGTCATGGTGCGCCGCGAGGGGCAGACGCAGGCCCAGCCGCAGCAGAGCCTCGCGGACACGGTGCCCGTGCAGCCACAGGCGCAGGCCGCGCCGCAGTGGAGCGCCCAGCAGGCCTACGCCGCGGTCCGCAGTCCGAGTTCTACGACGAGGACGTGCCGTTCTGATGAGGCATGTACCCGACATCATCCGCGACCACTGGGAGGCGGCTCTGTTCGCCGCCTCCTTCTCCGCGGGTTTCCTGTTCTTCTCTTCGCTTCTATGGGGGTGGTTCTGATGGCCAAGGACTTCACGGTTTTCGCCGACTCGATAGCCGAGCTTTACGACGATTACGATCCGAACGACCCCGAGGACATGAGGGAGCGCATGATGCTCGCGGACGCGGTGCTCATGTACGGCCTCCACGGGATTGAGATCGAGTTGCCCAAGAACGTCAAGAGGGCCTTCAAGGGACTCAAGAACGCCATCGACAACTCCAAGGAAAGACGAGAGCAGGCCAAGAAAGGCGGCAGGCCGCGTAAGGTCAAGGCAGAGCCGGAGCCTGAACCCAAGCCTGAGCAAAAACCCGAAACCGAGGTTTCCGAAAGCGAAAACCCAGGTTTTGAAAATGGGAAACCTAGGTTTTCAGAACCCGAAACCGAGGTTTCCGAAAGCGAAAACCCTAACCTAGCCTGTCCTAGCCTAGCTTTACCTAGCCTAGCTTGTGTTGATGGTACGCGCGGCGGCGACGCAGACGGCTTCGCTCCGCCGACCCTGGACGAGTGCCGCGCGTACTTCGCCGCCAACTGCATCAGCGGCGACCCCGACAAGTTCTGGGCGCACTACGAGTCGCAGGGCTGGATCCGCTCGAACGGGATGCCCGTGACCTCGCTCAAGGCCGCGGCGATGCTGTGGAACGGCAACCAGAAGCGCCTCGACGCCGAGGCCCATGCCCGCGGCAAGCCGACCGATGCCGAGATTCAGGCCGCCACGTTCAAGCCGACGAGGACGCCCGAGCAGACGAGGGCGGAGCTCGAGCGCAGGTGGCGCGAGGAACATCCGGGCATCGACCCGGCGAAGGTGAAGGCCCCGAGGGGGACGACCGCCGACCCGGTGGCGCTCAAGGCGTACCAGGACGCGCGGCGCCTGCTGGACGCGAGGGCCGCGTGCGAGAGGAGGGCGTCATGAGCTTGGACGACGAGAGGAGCGAGAACATGGGCAGAACGAAGGGGTCTGTGAGCATCTACGACGACGGGCCGCACAGCGCCCGCTGCGAGACGTGCGGGTTCTGCACCGTGAGCGAGGCGGCCATGGCGGCGTCCGGCGAGGGCCGCAAGCGGTACACGTGCATGCGGTGCCCCGACTTCGTGCACACCACGCAGGGGCTCGCGAGGTGCAACTACTGGGAGGCGCGCCATGAGGGATGAGTCGTTGGACATGCGAGGGGGCAACGTGCTCGTGTGCCGTCAATGCGGCAGGCGGTTCCGCGCGAGGGGCGCCCGCCAGCGGTACTGCTGCGGCTGGTGCGAGAACGTGGCGCGCAGGAACGAGAGCAGGCGGCCCGTGGACGTGTACCTCGGGACGAGGAGCGAGACGGGCCGAGAGGTCAACGCCATGCGCGCCGCGCTGGCTGAGGGGAGACGAATCTGATGGAGACTTTGGAACAGATCAAGGCCGACGCGGTCGAGGTGTTCCATTTCGACCGCGAGTGCAGGCCGCAGGACAGGGCGCACGCCTACCTGGGGAAGTACCGCGTCAGGCGCGGCTACAACGACACGGCGATGCAGGTCGCGGTGACCGACATGATCGAGCGCGCCTACGAGGCGGGAAGGGCGGAGGTCGCCGACGCGAACCTCGTGCAGAACCTGCGCCGCCAGCTGACGAGCATCGAGGCGACCGTCGGGGATGCCATCGACCTGCTCGACGAGAGTGTAGGGGGGGGCGGACTGCGATGAGTGACTCGAGGGTCGGCGGCTACCCGATGGGGGTGACCGACGCCGCTATCGAGCGCAGCTTCGGTGGGGCCTGCGAGCCTAGGATGTGCGGGAACTGCAGGCACTTCTGCGGCAGCGACATTCACGTCGACTACGGCTACTGCCACCTCGAGTTCGAGCGCGCCTACGACGCGGAGGCGCCCGACCGCAAGGAAGGGTTCTGGCGCCTGGCGAAGTGGGCCGTGGCGTGGCTCATGGAGAACCTGCTGTGTTGCGAGGACGAGTGCGGCGAGTGTCGCGACTACGAGGAGTTTGGGCTATGAGTATCGAATTGCGGAAAGATGCCGAGGGACGCGAGATTCCGCTTGATACCGAGGTGCTGTATGACGAGTGCGGAACAAAGGTGAGCGTGAAGGAGTTTCTCTCCAGAACGTCGGTTGAGAATCGGAGAACCGAATGGACGATTAAAGCCGCATACGAAGGCAACTTTTACTACAACAGCTTCAAGCCGAAGAACATGCACCTCACACGGCCCGACACTTGGAAGAGGCTGCTTGAGGACTTGAGCGAGGCAGGTGACGCGCGGTATTACGAGGCTTGCGCCTACTTCCACAGAGACAAAGACGAAGGTGGCTGTGTATCGTGCCCAGGTGGCGAGGACGGCTGCGCTCGAATTGCCATGCGCGACATCGCATCACGCATCCGCAAGCTGAGGGGTGAGGACTGATGAAGCGCCAAAAGACGGTAGAGGTCTACACGTGTGACTGCTGCGGAGCAGAGATCGACGACAAGGCAAATGCGAGCATCACCGTTCGATGCAATGGCGAGATCTATTACGAGTGGTGGGCCAAAGGCGATTATTGCGAACGCTGCGCAGACATGTTGATAAACGCGATCATCGACGCGATTCCAGTGCCAGAGCGTTATGAGGATAAGTTTCGCGATCATGATGCGTGTGTCGAGTGCGAGGTTGGTCTGATTAACGACCAGCGTGAGTTGGGAAGTGAGTGAATATGGGCGATTGTACTTACTGCGGCAAGCGAAGAATCAACTTCAACCAGGATGAAGACTACACGATGCGCATCGAGAACAATGACCGCGGAGATTACGTCATTGTGACCGGCGAGTTGATGATTGATAGCATCCCGATCAGCTTCTGCCCGTTCTGCGGACGCGACCTTCACAAAGAAGGTGGACCAATGACGACACACCGACTCAAGGTCTTTGTCAAATACGCCGACGCAATCATGAACGGCACCAAGACGTTCGAGATCCGCAAGAACGACCGGGGTTACGAGGTCGGCGACAAGATCGTATTCGACGTTGTCACGAACGAAGGCTACGCCGTCGGGGCGGCGGCAAGGCATCCGCTCAACGGGGCGACCTACCGAATCGACTACATCCTCGACGACTTCGAGGGCCTCGCCCAAAAGTACGTTGCGCTGGCCATTTCTAAGGTGGACGAATGAGTGAGCTGGAGCTGCTTGAAGGGCTGAAGCCGTGCCCGTTCTGCGGTAGGCACAGCACCATAATCAGGAGCGAGCAGGTATCGGCCTCGGGTATGACGCTGTACGCCGTTCGGTGCTACCGGTGCGGCGCAGATGGCCCGAAGGTCTACTCGTACGGTGGAGAAGACCAGAACCTTGCGAAGGAGACGGCTGCGGTCTTTTGGAACGGGAGGGCAAGCGATGAGGGCGACGACCGATTACGTGCTCAATAGGAAGGCCATCCAACACTATCTGATTGACCACGATCTCACGCAAGGCGATTTCTCCAAGACGCTCGGCATCTCGGCTTCATATTTCAGCGAGCTGTTGAACGGTCGTAAGAGCATTTCACTGAGCATTCTATTTTCCATTGCCGAAGAGGCGGGCGTAGACATACACGAGCTCGTGATAGAGGTGGGCGAATGATTAGCGACGAGAAGCGCCGCGAGATAGCCGGAAACCTCCGCTACTGCGCCGAGATGTGCCACAGCACCGGTGTCCTAGACTCGGACGTTCTGAACGCGCTTGACATTCATTGTGGCGATACCGACGGCGTGTCTAGCGCATACGACGTCGAGAAGCTCGCCGACCTCATTGACCGCCCGACCTGCCACGACCTTGTCGAGCACAAGCAGGATCCGTTCATCCCGGGCAAGCGGATGGTCGACGGCTACTTCCACTGCTCCGACTGCGGATGGGACGGACAGATCTGGGAGCATATCGGCTTCGGGGACATGCTTGCGTATGAAGCCGTCCATTGCCCGAAGTGCGGGGCGATAATCGAGCGCCGTGCGTGAGGTAGTCCCCGGCGCTTGGTATGGTAGCCGAAGCAAACCGAGCGCGAGGGGGTATGCGAATGGCGTGTAGGCCACCTGTAGGAGATGGGCCAAAAGGCCCATCTACAAAGTCAACACATCATCCTTTGGCGAGGGAGTGGGCGCTCCGCAAGGGGCGCTCCTCTTACGTCCTTTGGACGGACGAGATGATAAGGCGGATGCAGGCGCACCCGGAGCGGACGGCGGCGGAGCTCGCGGCGGACCTCAGGGTGACGCCGAGCGCCGTGAGGCACGCGCGGCAGCGGTACGGGCGCTTCTCGACGGGAACGGACGGGCTGTGCATCGTGTGCGACGCGCGCCCCGTGTTCGACACGTCGGCTCAGGCGAAGAAGTGGCGGCTGTGCAAGGGGTGCTATCTGGCGGAGCGGAAGAGACGGCTCGAGGAGGAGGCGGAGAGCAACCGCATACGACAGGCCGCGCACAGACGGCAGAAGCTGGACGGAGGCGCTTGAGAGGCTGGCCGAGGCAATCGGAATCAAGCCGACAAAGGTCGAGTAGCCGAAAGGCCCCGGGAAACCGGGGCCTTTTCTTTAAACGTTACCCCCTTTTTACGCTCGTGGGCAAACGCACGCGCTTGTCCACGTGCGTAAAAGGGTGGGAACGTTCGCGTTTCCATATGGCTATCTACCAGCGGAAACGTGATTTTGTGGCGGGAAAAGGGCGTGAAAAACTGACCAAGGAGGGCATCGAGGATGCCGTCCGCCTGTGCCGTGCCGGAATGACCGACAGGGACATCGCCGCGTATCTCGGGGTCGCACGCGAGACATACAGCCGCTGGATCAACCACCCCAGAACAGACAATCAGCGTCAACTGTGTCACGTTCTAAAAAAGGCCGAGGTGGAGCGCAAGGCGACGCTCGTGGGCCGCATCATGGACGCGAGCGGCGACAGCTGGCAGGCGGCGGCGTGGCTTTTGGAGCGCAAGTACCCGCAGGAGTACGCCAAGGCGCAGCGCATCATGGATACCACCGACACTGCGGTGCTCAAGGCCGCCAAGGAGCTGGTGCTGTCCGTGCCGTCCTCAATCGGCGGGGACGAGTAGCCGATGCCGCTCACGAGGATGCAGCGCGAGTACCTCGCCAACTGCACGCACCGATACAACGTGAAGTGCGGGGCGACGGGCTCGGGAAAGAGCTACGTCGACATAGCCGTGACCATACCGCAGAGGCTTCTCGCCATGAGGGGCGAGGGGCTGGCGGTGATGATCGGGAACACCCGCTCGACGCTCGAGCGCAACATCCTCGAGCCGATGCGCTCACTCTACAGCGAAGACGTCGTCAGCCAGATCGGGCGGGACAACACGGCCCAGATATTCGGGCGCAAGGTCTACTGCCTCGGGGCGGATAAGAAGACAAGCGTATCCAAGATTCAGGGCGCCACGTTCGAGTGGGTCTACGGCGACGAGGTCGCCACGTGGAGCGAAGATGTGTTCCAGATGCTCAAGAGCCGCCTGCGCTGCGAGCACAGCCGCTTCGACGGCACCTGCAACCCCGACAGCCCCAACCACTGGTTCAAGCGGTTCCTCGACGGCGACAGCGACATCTACAGGCAGGACTACACGATCTGGGACGGTGCGCTGGCACCGGATGTCATCGAGGCCCTCATCAAGGACTACGGCAGCGGCGTGTACTACGACCGCTACATCTTGGGCAAGTGGACGTTGGCCGAGGGCCTGGTCTACCCCGAGTGGGAGGGTGCCCTCGAGAGCCGATATACGGGTAGCGCCGCCAAGTACGCGGTGTCTTGCGACTACGGCACGCAGAACGCCTTCGCGGCGCTGCTGTGGGCGTTTGACGGCAAGGTGTGGCACGCGGTGGACGAGTACCGCTACTCGGGCCGCGACACGGGGCACCAGAAGACGGACGCCGACTACGTGGCCGACATGGCCGACTTCGTGCGCGGGCTGAGCAAGCCGCCCAAGTTCATCATCGACCCGAGCGCCACGAGCTTCATCGCCGCGATGCGGCAGGCCGGGTTCAAGACCAAGAAGGGGCGCAACGACGTCGCGGACGGCATACGAGAGACGGGGGTGTGCCTGGGCAACGGCACGGTGCGTATCTCCGACGCCTGCACGGGGCTGATAGGCGAGCTCGGCGGCTACTGCTGGGACGCCAAGGCGGACGGCGATAGGCCCGTCAAGGTCGAGGACCACAGCTGCGACGCGCTCCGTTACGGCGTGGCAACACTGCGCATGTACAAGCCTGCGAAAGAGCAGGTAAACCCATTCTTTGGAGGGAGGTAGCGGCTTGTCTAAGGGGCCTTTGGTGACCGATGGCGACCTCAAGGCGGCGGCGTCGGCGACGGCGTTCGCGGCAGACGCCATCGAGCGGCACATGTCGAGCGAGATGTACCGCAACGCCGTCACCGCGAACGAGTACTACCGCCAGCACAACGTCACGATCAACCGTTTCGTGCAGAAGATCTACTCGTGCTCCGGTGCCGAGGCCGAGGACTTCACGGCCTCGAAGCTAAGGCTGGCGAGTAACCTGTTCAAGCGCCTAAACGTCCAGCGCTGCACGTACTCGCTCGGTAAGGGCGTGAGCTTCGTGGACGTCTCGGCGGGCGGCAAGGACACGACCAAGGAGGGGCTTGGCGACCGCTTCGACGACGATGTCATGGAGATGGGGCTCAAGGCGCTCATCCACGGTGTGTCATTCCCGTTTTGGAACCTCGACCACATCGACGTGTTCACCGCCGATGAGTTCTGTCCGGTGTGGGACGAGTACTCGGGGGCGCTATACGCCGGCGTGAGGTTCTGGCGGCTCGACTCCGACCACCCGTGGCACGCGACCCTCTACGAGCAGGACGGCTACACTGAGATGGTGTCGGGCGGCAGCGGCTTCGACTTCGAGGTGGCCGAGGCCAAGCGCGCCTACAAGGTCACGTATCGGGAGATACCGGCGGACGGGATGAAGCTGGCCGTCGATGCGGAAAACTACTCCCGCCTGCCCATCGTGGCGGTCTGGGGCAGCGACGCGCACCAGAGCACGCTCGTCGGCATGCGCGAGAGCATCGACGCCTACGACCTCATCAAGAGCGGCCTGGTGAACGACACGCGCGACTGCGCGCAGATCTACTGGCTCATCAACGGAGCCGGCGGCATGGACGACAGGGACCTCGACCTGTGGCGGGCGAAGCTCAAGCTGACTCACGTGGCCGAGGTCGACGCCGAGCAGGGGCAGTCCGTGACGCCGTACACGCAGGAGGTGCCCGTCGAGGGCCGCAAGGAGACGCTGGCGCAGATCAAGGCCGACATCTACGAGGACTTCGGCGCGCTGGACGTCCACACCATCGCGGCGGGGGCGACCAACGACCATATCGACGCGGCATACCAGCCGATGGACGAGGAGGCCGCCGAGTTTGAGCGCCACATCCGCGAGGGTATCATGGACATCCTTGCGTTGCAGGGCATCGAGGACACGCCCGTGTTCACGCACACTCGCATCAGCAACACCAAGGAGCAGGTCGAGACCGTGTGCCTGGAGGCCGAGTATCTGGACGACGAGACGATCCTGCGAAAGCTGCCGAACATCACGCCCGACGAGAGGGCGAAGATTTTGGAGCGCAAGCAGCGGGAGCAGGAGGAGCGCATGGCAGCGCTGCCGCCCGCCCTGGCGGCGAACGCGAAGGGCGCCCAGAAGGGCAACGAGGACGACGACAACGACGAGGACGAGGAAGGTGATGAGTGATGGCGGCATTGCAGGTGCTTGACGGCGAGCTGTGGCAGTGGGACACCGGGCGCGAGGTCGAGGTTGTCGGCTGCGAGCAGGTGCATTTCGCCAAGTCGACCACGGGGACGTGCTACACGGTCGCGGTTGCCAACAGCAAGGCGAAGATTCCCGACGAGCTGCTCCAGGCGGCTGGGCGCGTGTACGCATGGGCCTACATCACGGACGAGGCATACGGCGGACGCACGCGCATCGAGGCACTCTGGGACGTAAAGAGGCGAGCCAAGCCCGCCGAGTACATCTACGAGCCGAGCGACCAGCGCACCATCAAGGACGCAGAGGCGGCGCGAGACGAGGCCAAGACCGCGCAGAAGGCGGCGGAGGCCGCACGCGACAGGGCCGTCGCCGCCGAGGTCAAGGGGGCACGAGCCACGACGCTCGCCTCGGGCTCGAAGGCAACGGCGACGATGGAGAACAACGTGCTGGTCGTCGGCGTGCCGAAGGGCGACGCGTTGAGATATAGCGACCTCACCGCCGAGCAGATCGCGGAGCTCAAGAAGCCCGCAACGGACGCGGCGGCTGGCGTGAACAAGGTCAACAACGAGTTCAAGCAGCTCAAGGCTTCTGTCGAAGCGGCTGAGAAAAAGCGCGCCGACGCCGAGACCGAGCGCGGGCAGACCGAGTCCGAGCGCAAGACCTCCGAGACGGAGCGCAATGAGGCGGAGACGGGGCGCAAGACCGCCGAGCAGAAGCGCGAGTGGGATTCGACCAAGGCCCTCGCCGACGCGCAGGCGGCGCTCAAGGACGCCAAGACGGCAGCCCTGAACTACCAGTCGATTATCGACTCGGCGGCTGCCGTGACGGCGCTGGGACTCAAGAAGGTAAACGGCAAGATTTGCCAGATGCGAAAGGTAGGTGCCTAAATGGCCGATACGCAGGCAACCGAGCAGGCAACCGAGGGGTTCGAGTACGCGGACCCGCTGGCATCGGACAAGGCGGTGTGGGCGCTTGTCGGCGCGGTGAAGAATCTGGGCGACCAGAAGTCGCTCGAGCGCGACGCCTCGACGGGCCGCTACTCCAACGAGAGCGTCGCCGCGATGGTCGACAAGCACAAGACGGGGCTGGTGTACACGTTCCTCATCCCGGCGGGCAGCCCCACCGACATCCAGCCCATGAGCGCTGCCGCGAAGCGCGTGGCCTCCACCGAGTTCGTGCCCGCGACGGCGACGAGCGCGGCTGTCGACCCGTTCGACGCCGAGGGCGGCCCGTGGTTCCACGTGTCCGCCAACGCCGGTGTCGACGCCGACGGCGTACCGTGGGTCGAGGCTATCGACGGCGTCGACTACGGCTTCTCGCGCGTGGACAACGGACACGGCAACAACGTCTACGAGATCGCGCCGGTCGTGTGGCAGGCGGTCGAGGTGCTGACGAACGGCAACCTGCTCGTCTCGTGGTCCGACAGCCGATTCAGCGGCTCGCAGCCGAGCCCCAAGGCGTTGCTGCCGGACGGCACGCTGCGACCGTACATGCTGACGCCGACGTACCCGATGAGCATCGACGCCGACGGGCGTCCGCGCTCCGTCTCCGGCGCGAAGATCGCCAATCGAGTGACCTCGCACGACTCGCTCATCGACCTGTGCAAGACGGCGACCACTGGCTACTCGGGCATGTCGGCCTACGACCAGTGGTACGTCAACTTCCACCAGTTGACCAAGACGCTCTGCAAGTCCTCCCAGGTGGACTTCCCGGGTTGCACGGACTTCAACATCCAGATCCACCCCGCGCTCGCCGAGACAGGCGTCACGCGCGTGGTCGTCACCGCCGAGCAGGCGGCGAAGATTCCCGTGGGTGCGTCGATGATGTACGGCACCGACACGGGCACCACGTGCCCAGACCGAGGCGCCGCGGCGGCGTACGACGTGTTCGACGGCGCCGTTGTCGGTGGCAAGGAGACGCTCGCAGACGGCAACGTGGCGCTTCTTATGGACGTCGCCAAGGCGTTCAACACGACCGTGAACACATGGCTCCAGAGTGCGCCGTGGTGCACGGGCAACACCGATGCCCTCGTGGGCGACGGCCAGGTGGCGAAGGACGGCAAGCATCCGTTCAAGGTCGGCGGCGTCGAGACGGGGCTGGGCCTGTGGGAGTTCATGGGCGATACGCTCTTCGTTTCCGACGGCACGGGCTTCGGCATCGCGGTCAACCCCGACACACGCAATGAGAAGAAGAACGCCGTGGCGGACGGGGTGACCCCGACGGCGGCGTGCATGCCGGCGGCAGATGGCTACATGCTCGACATCCAGTTCGTCAACGGCCTCATCTTGGGAAAGGGGCTCGGCGGCTCGGCGACGACCGGTGTCGGTGACTACTTCTACTTCGACACCTCCGGCGGCAAAGTCAAAGGCACAATCCGTCTGGTTCTGTTCCTCGGCGACCTGTGGTACGGCTCGGCGGCCGGTCTTCGTTGCGCGTGCTCGTGGCGCTGGTCCGGTAGGGCCGCTTGGGACTTCGTCTCCCGGCTTTCTGCTACGGGCCGTAGCCGGGGGTGAATCAGGGCGTAGCCCTGAGAGGGGGCTGGCCCCCTCCTGACTCCAAACAGGGATTCACGGTGAGGGCGGCGCTGGTTTCTGGTTCAGTTCCTCGGCAACCTGAGGAACGGCTCGACGGCCGGTCTTCGTTACGCGAACTCGAGGAACAGGTCCGGTAGGGCCACTTGGAACTTCGTCTCCCGGCAATCTGTCTATAAATCTCTACTCGCACCGTGTCTACCGCGCCCGCCGCTTTCTGGCGGGACGCGGCTCAGCCTGACTCCTTTGAGTGAAATTTGTCCGCAAGGCTCACGGGCTGGTAGCCGCAAGGCGAACGCTCGTATGACAGACAGAAAGAGCTTTGATCTATGAAAACCTACTGCAAGGGCCTCGAGTTCACGCGCAGAAGCGTCGTCGAGGCCCTGCACCGATGGAAGAAAAGCGACTCCGGCAAGGAGAACGGCTGGCGCGTCGTCGACGAATACGGCACCGAGACGGCGTTCGTCGACCGCATCTGGCTAGAGCTCTCGACCGAGACGCTGACATTCGAGCCCATCCGAACCTATCTGAAACATGACCCGAACAGCGGCAAGCTGCGCGAGATAAGCGTCGAGAGCATCAAGCGGCAGGTATGCAACTACCTGTGCGTTGGGGCACTCGAGCCGCTCCTTGCCGCCAAGGTCGGCTTCTGGCAGGTGTCGAGCGGCGTCAAGGGCAAGGGTGCGGCGCTGGGGATGCGCAAGCTCAGGCGCGAGGTTCACCGCTTCGCCTACCACGTACACGTCGACATCCGCAACTGCTACGGCTCGATGCGGACGGCGATAGTTGAGGGTCTGGTGGCGCGCTACGTCAAGAACAGCCAGGTCCTCTACCTGCTCCATTCGCTGCTGTCGACGATGAACGGCGTCCTTATCCTCGGCAGCTACCTGTCGCTTCGGTTGGCGGCGTTCGTGATCTCGTTCGCGTACCACGCGGTCGAGGAGGCGGCGAAGGAGCGGCGCGGCAAGCGCGTGAGGCTCGCGGGATGCCAGGTGTGGTACGCCGACGACGGCTATTTTCTCGGCAACTCAAAGCGCTCGCTCGGGAAAGCCGCGGCCATCGCCGCACGCGTTTTGGGGCGGCTAGGATTGTCGCTGAAGCCGTGGAAGGTGAGGCGCAACGGCGCCGAGCCCATCGACTTCGCGGGGTACCGCATCTGGTGCGCCCGGGGCCGTCGGGTCGACCTGAGAAAGCGGCTGTGGAAACGCCTGCGGCGCGCGTTCGCGCGCTACGGGCGCAGGCGCACCGAGCGCTTGGCGAGGCGCGTGTGCTCTTACTGGGGCTGGCTGAAAACGGCCGTCATGGAGCACCAGATGAACGCTAAGCGGTGCATATTCAACGCGGCGAGGGCCGTGGGTTAGGAGGAAAAATATGGTTGTGAAGTCGGAGCGAACGGGCGAGAGGCCCGAGACGGTCGAGATCGCGGGGACCGACGTCTGGCTGCGCCGCGGTATCGCCGAGGGCGAGCGCGAGGAGCGGGGAGGCGAGGGCGGTTCCGTCAAGGTGAAGGTGTTCACCTACGAGGAGCTGCACTTCACCGACCCGACTGGCGAGCTGACGGTCGAGGGCGCAAAGGCCGACTTTGACACCGTCTGGGCGGCACACGAGGCGGACGGCATGAGCATGGAGGAGCAGATCGCATCGCTCCAGCAGCAGGTCGCCGACTCGCAGGCGGCCCTTCTCGAGCTCGGCGACATCGTTGGAGGTGAGTAACTTGGCGAAGATCTACTACCGCGCCGTGAAGAGCGGCAAGCGCACGCTCGAGAGCGTTCCCGAGCGCTGGCGCGACGAGGTGCGCCAGATGCTAGAGGCAGACGGCGAGTAGGGAAGGGCCCCGGCTTCGGTCGGGGCCCTTTTCCGTTATGCGCGGGCGACCATGCGTGCCGACGATTGGAGGCGGCGCATGGCGAAGGATAGCGCTCACGAGTTCTCAGACGCCGAGATTCGGGCGTTCGAGCGCGAGGTGGCGGGAGTGTACGGCGAGGCGAGCAAGACGGCCTACGCCAACCTCAAGCGCTATCTGGCGCAGTTCGAGGCCGACGACGAGAAGATGCGCGAGCGGCTTGAGGCCGGCGAGATCACCAAGGCTCAATACAGGTCTTGGCGAAGCGGGAAGATTGCGGCGGGCAGGCGCTACCGAATCGTCCTCAAGCAGTGCGCCGAGGCCATGACGCATGCGAACGTCGTCGCGGCCGCCGCCATCGAGGGCAGACTGCCCGAGGTCTACGCCGAGAACTACAACTACGGCACGTGGCAGGTCGAGAGCGCCGTTGGCGTTGACACGGCCTACGCGCTGCAGGACGCGTCGACCGTGCAGAGGCTGCTCACCGACCACGACAGCTACCTGCCCAAGCCGTCCGTCAACGTCGCCAAGGACGTGGCGTGGAACCGCCGGCTCATCGCCAACCAGATCACGCAGGGCGTGCTTCTCGGCGAGTCGATACCAAAGATCGCGAAGCGCATCCAGGACGTGGCTGGGTCCAACCGCGCGGCGGCGGTGCGCTTGGCGCGGACCTCGACGACGGCGGCGGAGAACGCCGGGCGCGTCGACAGCTACAAGAGGGCCAAGGGGCTCGGCATCAATGTGCAGCAGGAATGGGTGGCGACGCTTGACCTGCGCACGCGCTCGAGCCACAGGAAGATTGACCGCGAGAAGGTCGAGGTCGGCGAGAAGTTCAGCAACGGGTGCCGCTATCCCGGCGACCCGGAGGCGCCGTATGCCGAGACGTGCAACTGCCGCTGCACGCTGGTGGCGTGCTGTGACGGACTCGACGTGCTCGACGGCGAGCGTTTCAGCCGCCTGCCCGAGGGCATGACCTACGAGGAATGGAAGGCCGGCAAGCCCGCCGTCAACGGCGCGAAGCCCGCGAACCGCACCATCTCAGAGTTCATGGACATGCCCGGCACCAAGCGCAAGCTGGATACGGCGGGCGTGTCCAAGACCGAGGCGCGAAAGCGGCTCTCGCGGCAGCTCGAGGACTACGGCATACCGTCGAGCGGCTTCAGGAAGATGTCGGCGGGCGACCAGCAGAAGGTGCTGGACTCGGCGCTCGGCACGGTCTACGAGGGCGGCGGGAAATCGAGGGCTAAGCCGGTAGAGCACTCAATGGAGTTCGCGGTGGATATGGGGAAGATCGCGAGCAGGGACTACAGGGCAAAGGTGTCTAAAGCCGTCGGCAAAGATGCCGCGGACGGCGTACATGCGAGCATAAGACGCATCCTCAGCCACCGAGGGGGCACGAACGGCGAGGACCTTTACGCCATCGACTTGTCAACGGGCAAGACAATCACGAGCTGCGTTAACTCGACCGTCGGCAGCACCGTGGTCCCTCCGGCGAAGTTCGGCAAGAAGGTCGAGGCGGCAATCGGGGACGGTCGACGCGTAGTGCTGCTCCACAACCACCCGGCCTCTGGCATCCCGAGCGCGGCTGACCTTTTGGCGGTCGGCGGCAAGGGCTGCGAGATGGGGATAATCGCAGCTCACGATGGAAGTATCTATACGTTCGAGAAGGTTTCCGAGCCGGATGCGTCCTATAATGTCGATGAGGTGAAGTACCTTAGAATCCAAAGGCTTTACGGCGGCAACGAGGACAGGCTGTTTCGGGCGATTGAGGAGAGGTTCGGTTTCAAGATTGAGCATCATGAATGACATACTCAACGAAGCCGTTAGCTATCTCGACGGAAGAGACGACGTCGACGCTATAGGTCACGTTCTCGATTCCAAGCCTAAAGCCGTTCAGGAGCTATGGCTTGAAGAGGCCAAATACGACGACGAGAATCGCAGGGAGTACTACGAGCTGTTTGGCCCGGATAAGTTCGAGGATGCTCTTGAGGCCGATATAGTCGAGATATTCGAAAGCGAACTAAATAACTAGCCAACAGGCCCCGCCACGGCGGGGCTTTTTTATGCCGCGTGACCGTGCCGCGACACTGCCCGCAGAGAGATTGGGGCAGGCATGAAAGAGCTATTCACTTGCGCGAACTGCGGCGACTGCGCCGTAAAGCTGGGTTTCGGCTTCACGTTCCCGGACACCTACATCTGCACGCAGCGCGGCGACGAGGTCGAGCCCGACGACGGCTGCACGCTCGGGTGCGAGGGCGTGCCGGTGCAGGCCATCGAGGCCATCGAGGCGGACGTCAACGGTCGCGTTGGCTACGGCTGCGAGGTGCTCGACTGATGGCCTACGGGCTCGTCGGCGGCGTCGGCGACCGAGGACGGCACGGGACCCTTATCACCGAGGAGATCGTAAACGCCGCGAAGCTGGATACCGCCGAGTGCATCGAGATACGGCAGAACAACATCGAGCAGGTCGAGAAGGCCCTCCTGCGCGCCTATAAAACGGGCCTAGAGGAGATAGGCCTCGTCGCGGAGGGCTACGCCAAGGCGACGTGCCCGGTCGACACGGGCAGGTTGCGCAACTCCGTCACGCACCTACTCAAAGGCTACGACTGCTTCATCGGCACCAACGTCGAGTACGCGCCGTACGTCGAGGAGGGGACTTCCCGCATGAAGGGCAAGCACTTCCTGCGCAAGGCGGCGACGGGCCACGGAGACACGTACCGGGCGATTCTCGAGAAGCACCTGAGGGGCGGCGCGTAGGGCCGCGTTACTCCGCTTGGATACTCACCCTTGCCGCGAGGTATTGCGGCGCGGGCCCTGCCGAGGCAACAGGCTGGGACCCGCCCATTCCGAAGCAAGGGAGATTCTGTTGGCACTCACGCGAAAGATGCTCAAGGCAATGGGCATCGAGGACGAGAAGATCGACCAGATCATCGAGGAGCACGCCGAGAGCGTGGACGCGCTCAAGGCGCAGCGCGACGAGCTCAAGGAGGCCGCGGGCAAGGCGGACGGCTACAAGAAGGAGCTGGACGCGCTCAAGGCCAAGGGCGAGGGCGCGGGCGAGTACGAGGAAAAGTACAAGGCCAAGTGCAAGGAGCTCGACGACTACAAGGCCAAGGTCGATGGCGAGAAGGCCGCAGCCGAGAAGCGCAGCCTGTACCGAGAGCTGCTCAAGTCGGCGGGCGTCGACCCCAAGCGCATCGAGACCGTTCTCAAGGTTTCCGACCTCGAGAACGTGACCGTCAAGGACGGCGCTATCGAGGGCGCGGACAAGCTCACCGAGGGCATCAAGGCCGACTGGGCCGACTTCATCGCAACCACAACCGTAAAGGGTGCCGACGTGGCCCACGCCCCCAAGGGCGAGGGCGGCAAGGACATCAACGAAATGAGCACCGCCGAGTACATGAAGTACAAGGCGGAGCAGAGAGGCTAAGGGGTATCTATGTCGAACACCATCCTTACACCCAACATCATCGCCAACGAGGCGCTGGACGTTCTGCGCACCAACGCCGTCATGGCCAACCTCGTCCACCGCGACTACTCCTCCGAGTTCGTCGCCGGCGTGGGCGACACCATCACCGTCCGCAAGCCAGCCACCTTCGAGGCCAAGGAGTTCACTACCGAGGTCGAGGTGCAGGACGCCACGGAGGGCAAGGTTCCCGTCAAGATGGACAAGCTGCTCGACGTGACGTTCGCCGTCACGTCCAAGGAGCTGACGATGGGCATCGTCGACTTCTCCGCGCAGTTCCTCGTCCCCGCGATGCAGGCCTTCGCCGACAAGATCGACGGCTACCTGCTCGCGCTCGAGAAGGACGTCACGAACCGCGTCGACCACACCAAGGGCGCCATCGCCGTGGCGGACATCATCGCCGCCCGCAAGTTCCTCGTGGACGCCAAGGCACCCTCCACGGAGCGCCGCTTCGTCTACGGCTCCCAGGCCGAGGCCGACCTGCTCAACACCGAGGCGTTTACCAATGCCTCCGCCGTCGGCGACAACGGCACCGCCCTCAAGGAGGCATCGCTCGGCCGCAAGTACGGACTCGACTTCTACTGCGACCAGAACGTGCAGAAGACCACGGCCGAGACGGCCAACTACACGCCGTCCATCGCGTTCCACAAGAACGCCTTCGCGCTCGTGACCCGCCAGCTCGAGATGCCGCTCGGCGCCCCCAAGGCGTTCTCCACCTCCTACGACGGCTTCGGCCTGCGCGTCGTGCAGGGCTACGACCAGAAGACCAAGACCGACACCGTCTCCATCGACATGCTCTGCGGCGTCAAGACCCTCAGCCCCGAGCTCGCCGCAGTCATCACCGATAAGCGATAGGCGCAGAGATGCTCGAGCAGGTGCTTCTGTCGCTGCGCAACTGGTTCGTCGCCGACAAGCGCACGGGGCGCGTCCGCATCGAGGACGGCCGCCTCGTGCCGCCCGCGGGGCTCGACCTCAAGGAGGGCCAGTACATCCGCATCACGGGCTCGACGTTCAACGACGGGCTGCACTCATGGCCCTACAACGGCCTCACGGACGAGGAGTTCGTCGGCACCGTCTGGGCGCTCGCCATCCCGCGGGCCGTGGTCGACCTCGCTGACGCGATCGCGGCGTGGCAGACCGAGCACGCCAAGGAGCTGGACAGCCCGTACGCATCCGAGAGCTTCGGCGGCTACAGCTACACGCGCGTCGGCGGCGACGGCTCGCCCATCACGTGGCGACAGCAGTTCAAGGCGCGCCTCGACCCTTGGAGAAAGCTGTGAGCCGCCTGTACGAGCGCATGGCGGTGGCGTGCGCGAGGCTCGTCGCAAAGACCGAGCCTGACGGCGAGGGCGGCTTCAAGACCGTCAACGCCGTCGGCGACGGCTTCACGGCGGCGATCGTGCGCGACAGCTCCACGGCCTCGCGTATCGCGGAGCACGACGGCGTGAGGAACGTCTACACCGTGACGACCGCCGAGCCGCTGCGGTACGGCGACCTCTTCCAGCGTGCGTCCGACGGGCAGGTATTCCGCTGCACGTCGAACGCGGACGACGGCGCCGCGCCGCACTGCGCGTCGTTTGGCTTCGGCCAGTGCAGCGCGGAGGAGTGGGAGGTGCCGGATGGCGACTAAGGCGGCGGCGCTGCAGGCGTGGCTCGAGGGCTTCGGGCTGCCCGTGTACCGCGACTCGGCTGTGCCGGGCGAGGCGAAGATGCCCTACATCACCTACGACCTGCCGACCGCGGCATTCGGCACGCAGTGCAACTCCGAGGTGAACCTCTGGTACCGAACCTCGTCCGAGGCGGTTCCCAGCGCCAAAGCCGAGGAGGTCGCCCGGGCGCTGGGGCTCTCCGGCGTGCTGCTGCCGTGCGACGGCGGCGGCATGTGGGTGATGCAGGGCGAGCCGTTCTGCAACGCCATGGCCGACGAGGACAACGCCGTGAAGCGCCGAATCATCAACCTGACCATTGAGTACATGACCAGCTACTAGGAGGTCATATGTCTAAGTTCACGCGCATCCCCGAGAACACGTTCAAGGAGATCGTCATCAACGCGGGCCTGCTCGCCACGAATTTCAACCCCAAGACCGCCGAGGTCGCAGAGTCCGAGCTGATGGGCGCGACGAGCGGCGGAACCAGCTTCGCCGCCACGCCCAGCTTCATCGACTACGGCGAGGACATCGACAACTGCCCCGCCAACACGATGGAGCTGAAGCGCATCGACGGCATCGAGGCCAAGCTGAGCGGCACCTTCGTGACGCTGAACACCGTGCTCGGCAAGAAGCTCGCAGCCGCAGCCGACGAGATCGAGGGGAAGATCGTCCCGCGCCCCGCGCTCTCGGAGGACGACTTCGCCGACATCTGGCTCATCGGCGATTACTCGGGCGAGAGCGGCAACGGCTATATCGCCATCCGCCTCATCAACGCGCTCAACACGGGCGGTCTGCAAATCACGACGCAGAACAAGGCCAAGGGCCAGTTCGCGTTCGAGTTCACGGGCCACTACTCAATCAAGAACCCCGAGATCGTGCCCTACGAGCTGTATATCAAACAGGAGATTGGAGCCTAACCATGAAGCTGGAGAACCTTAACGCCGACGAGTTCCAGAACGCCATGTGCCTGCTGGCGGACGTTGCCGAGGACGTCATGAACGGCGAACTCGGCGCGAAGGCCAAGGCCGCCTACGCCAAGTTCCGCTCTAACTCCGCCAAGGCCAAGGCCAAGGCGACCGCCAAGGCCAAGGGCGACCCCGAGGCCGCGAAGGCAGCCGCCACCGCCGAGGTCAACGGCCTCGCCGTGGACATGGTGGTGGGGCTTCTGCCCGACGTGCTGCGCCAGGGCGGCGAGATCAGCTACAAGCTGCTCGCCGCACTCGACGGCCAGACGCTCGAGGAGTACAAGGCCGACTTCACCGTCAAGAAGTGGGTGGCCGACATCAAGGATGCCATCGACGGTATCGACGGCATCAAGGACGTCCTGGCTCCTTTTTTTGGATAGCCGCCGAGGACCCATCTCACATATGGCTCTGTCTGGGCGAGTACGTCGGGCCACGGCGTGCTCGCCCTTTCTGTAGGTACATGGTCGCGCGGTGGCGCGAGCGGGACGAGCGGGAGGCGTTCCGCGTGTACCTGAGCGAGTCGGTGCGCCTCATGGCGCAGGGGAAGTGGCTCAAGGAGCCCTTCCTGAGCATCGTCAACGGCGGTGCTGGCGATGGGTCCGAGGCGGAGGACACGCGCGGCGGCGACGAGATCGCCGCAGACATCATCGAGCGGATGGGATTGAAGGTGGTCTAGGTGAACCTTCTCGACCTGATGATTAAGGTCGGCCTCAAGGACGAGGCCAGCGGCAAGGTGGAGGGCGTGGCCTCGAAGGTCGTGGGCACGCTCGGCAAGGCCGGCGCGACCGCCGCCAAGGCGGTAGGCGTTGGCGTCGCCGCCGTGGGGGCGGGCGTCGCCGCCATCGGCGTGGCGAGCACGCAGGCCTACGCCGCGTACGAGCAGAACGTCGGCGGCATCCAGAAGATTTTCGGCAACATGGGCAAGTCGCTCGACGAGTACGCCGCGCTCACGGGACAGACCGTCGAGCAGTGCTCCGGCAAGTGGCAGCAGCTCGAGCAGGCGCAGACCACGGTGCTCGCAAACGCCGACGCAGCATACAAGACGGCCGGCATTAGCGCCAACCAATACATGGAGCAGGTGACGGGCTTCTCGGCCTCGCTCGTTTCCTCACTGGGCGGCGACACGGTAAAGGCCGCGAAGTACGCCAACACGGCCATGGTCGACATGAGCGACAATGCGAACACCTTCGGCACGGCGATGGATGACCTCCAGAACGCGTACCAAGGATTCGCCAAGCAGAACTACACGATGCTCGACAACCTCAAGCTGGGGTATGGCGGAACCAAGGAGGAGATGCAGCGCCTCGTCAAGGACGCGCACGCCGTCAACTCCGCCGTGGACGAGTCGAGCCTCTCGTTCGACAACATCGTGCTCGCCATCCACACGATGCAGGAGCAGATGCAGATCGCCGGCACGACCTCGCGCGAGGCCGCGACGACCATCGAGGGCTCCTGCAACATGGCCAAGGCCGCGTGGGAGAACTGGCTGACCGAGCTGGGCAAGGACGACGCCGATATGGGCAAGCTCACCGAGGAGCTGGTCGAGTCGGTCGAGACGGCGGCCTCGAACGTCATACCGCGCGTTGCGACCATCGTCGGCACGGCGCTGTCGCAGCTACCGAGCCTTGTCACGTCGGTCGGTCCCGTGCTCGGCCAAGCGTTTGTCGACATCTTCACTCAGGCGCTCGACAGCGCGGCTGAGGCCGTGCCCGGGCCCATGGGCGACATCCTCTCCGCCGTGTCGGACGGCGTGGACGAGATCGGCGAGCGCTTCAAGGGCCTGCGTGAGATCTGGTCGGTTGGTGACAACCCGCTCGAGTCTCTGCACCTCGCCATGGTCTACGGCCTGACGCTGCTCGAGGGCGACCTTTCCACGCTGCAGGAGAACATCACCTCATCGCTGCCCGGCATAGCCGAGGGCTTCGCCGACGTGGGCGGCGAGGTCGTTCCCAGGCTCGCCGAGGGAATCGAGATGGGGCTGTCGTTCCTCTCCGAGACGGCGGCGTCGCTCATGACATCGCTCGGCGGCTACCTGTCCGAGAACCTGCCATCCATCACGGAGAGCGGCCTGCAGATTCTCACCGGCCTCTCCGAGTCCATAGCCGAGAACGCGGGCGTTCTGGCAGAGGGCGCGGCGAACCTCATCGTCGGCTTGGCGCAGGGTATCGCCGACAGCCTGCCGACGCTCATCGAGCAGGCCCCGGTCATCGTGCAGAACCTCGCCAGCGCGATCAACGACAACGCGCCGATACTGCTCGGTGCCGGCATCCAGGCAATCGTGACGCTGGCGCTTGGCATCGTGCAGGCGATACCGACGCTCATCGCCAACATCCCGGCCATCTTCTCGGCCTTCGTCTCGGCTTGGTCGGCGCTCGACTGGCTGAGCCTCGGCAGGAACGCCATCACGTTCCTGGGCAACGGCATCGCCGGCATGGCCGGCTTCGTCAGCACGTGCGGCACCAACATCGTGTCCGCTATCCGCGGTGCAATCCAGAACCTGCCGTCCACCCTGGCGAGCATCGGCCGCAACGGAATCAGCAGCCTGGGCTCCGCCATCCGCGGCGCGGTCGGCTTCGTTACCTCGGCGGCCTCGAGTATCGGCAGTTCCATCATGGGCGCCCTGTCCTCCATCCCGGGCCGCGTGGCCTCCATCGGCTCGCAGATCGTGCAAGGCATCGCCAACGGAATCAGCGGCGCGGCCGGCGTGGTCGTGAGCAAGATTACCGGCGTGGTGGGCGGCGCCATCGACGCTGCCAAGAACCTGCTCGGAATCCACTCGCCCTCGCGCGTGTTCCGCAAGATGTTCGGCTACGTGATGCAGGGCGCGGCCCTCGGCATCGACGACACGGCGGACGAGCCGGTGAAGTCCATGAGGTCGGCGGTGCGCAACGTCGAGAAGGCCGCCGTGTTCGGCGTGAGCGTTACCGGCGGCGGAGCATACGGGGCGACCGCCAACGGCGCCGCGGGCATCGCGGGCGGCGGAAACGTTTACAACCTCTACCTCGACGGCGACCTGCTGGGCATCGACGGGCGCGTGGCGTCCGCGTTCAGGGCCTTCGTCGCGGCGGTGGAGCAGAGCATGGCGATGGGGGTCGCGTAGTATGGCGCAGGGAAACTGGGTTCAAGGTGGCAGTGGCTATAGAAAGTACTGCTGGTGCGCGTACGTGGACGTTGCTGAGGTCGGGCGCACGGACACCACCGTAACCTACCGCGTCACGCACGGCTACGGCACGCGATACGCCATCGACTGCTACGCAAACGGCAGCTCGTCGGCGGGCGGCTCGTGGAATGGCTCGGTATACTCGACGAACAACTCCGGCTGGGTATGGGTGCAGTGCACGTCGCGCGACGTCGAGCTCGCGCGCGGCAACGGCGACGCCTACAACCACACCTTCACGGGCCAGATTAACGTCACGGGCGGCTTCGGCAACGGAACGTCCAACGCATCAAACACCGTCACGGTGCCTTGCCGCGCGTACAAGAAGCCGCACCCGCCGAAGAACATCAGGGCGGAGCGCCTGAGCGACACCAGCGCGAAGGTCAGCTGGGACACCGACTACACGGGCATGAACGGCGACTACCCCTGGTCGACCGTGATCGTCGGCGTGGCGAAGAACGGCCCGGGGAAGTTCACCGACGTCGGCACCGTCAGTTGGGATACCACGAGCCACACCTACAACGGCCTCGAGCCGGGCTGCATGTACATCTTCTCGGCCAAGGCGACGGGCCCCGGCGGCACGTCGGACTACGGCGTGAGCGCGCCGGCGATCTACACCACGCCGACGGCGCTCGGCATGCTCGAGGCGGTCAAGGCGGAGGCGGCGAAGGTCGTGCTCAAGGGGCGCGACGCACCGGCCTTCGTCGACAGCTGGGAGTTCCAGCTCACGACCGACGATGGAAAGACGTGGGTCAATGCGGACGTGAACGCCTCATGGGAGGACGAGGAGGCCCCGGCGGGAACGGTGCGCTACCGTGTCCGCGCTATCAAGAGCGGCCTCAAGGGCCCGTGGACCGAGTCAAACGAGGTCACGACCATATGCCCGCCGCTCGCACCGTCCATCAGGGGCGTCAGGGCGGCTTACGCCACGGGTTCGACTGCGACGCTCGAATGGGTGCCCAACCATCCGGACGGCTCGGCGCAGGCCTCGGCTGAGGTGCAGATCACGACGCCGACGGGTCCCACCACCACGACGGTCGATGGCCCGGGCGCGAGCCTGAAGCTGCCGACCGGCACCAAGGGCCTCTACACCGTGCGCGTGCGCACCAAGGGACTCGACGAGGACTGGGGCGCATGGTCGAGCGCGGCGGCCTATACCGTGGCGGACGCGCCTCAGGCATTCTTCACCGACCCGGCTGCGGACGGGGCGACCTTGCGCGCGGTGCCGCATACCTTCACGTGGAAGGTGACCGACGAGACGGGCGTCAGCCGACAGTACCTGTCTTTGCGCGACATCAGGGGCAACATCCTGTGGAGCGGGACTGTGGACAAGGACGCGCGCTCCTTCCGCCTGGGCTATGCACAGCACGCCTTCGTCAACCACACGGTCTACAGGGTCGTGCTCACGGTCACAGCCGGCTCGTCGCTGTCGGTCGCCGCCTCGAGAGTTTTCCAGACCGACTGGGCGCCACCGGCCAAGCCGTCGCTCAACGTTTTCGTTGACGATAGGCTCGGCTGCCAGCTGGCCGTATTCCCCGGCGCACCGGAGAGCGAGGACACGCCTGACACGTCCTACTTCACCGTGTCGCGCGTCCTTCCCGACGGCTCGACCCTGCAGCTCGGATCGCACCTTGCGGCGGGCGAGGGCGCGAGCGATCCGCTGCCGCCGCTCAACAGCGAGTTCGAGTACGTTGCCGTCGCGTACGCGGCGACGGGCGTGAGCGCGGCGACGAGGGTCAAAACGACCGTGGCGAGCCGCGCGGTGGCTCTCAACTGGGGAGCCGGCGCTGAGAGGTCGTGGCTCGGGCGCTATCTCAAGAAGGGCTCGAGCCGCAAGGTGACGCACGGATACAAGATGCTGCACTTCGCCGACGGCGGGGAAGGGCTGCCCGTCTCGTACGGCATCAACGAGAGGGACGTCAAGGACAGCATGGACTTCCTGCTGCTCGACGAGGAGGACTACAAGTCATTCCTCGAGGTCATGAACACGGCGGGACGCTTCTGGGTGCGCGACCTCCACGGAGAGCGGTTCCGCGCCCGCCTCAGCTGTAGCGTGAAGCGTTCCGACGGCGCGTGGGTGGCTTCGTGCGACCCTACGTGGGAGACGTGGGAGGAGCCCGCTAATGGCTGATGGCTGGACGAGGCCGTTCGACGCCTCCTACGACTTCGTGCGCGTATCACGTGAGACGGGGCTCGAGCTCGACTTCGTGCGCGACATCGAGAACGGAGGCTCAATCGAGCGCAACGCAAACACGGCGCTCTACGAGACTGCATCCCTGGACTTCGCCGACAAGTTCGACGTCGGCAACGACTTCCTGCGCGTGTACCTCAACGCCACCTTCACGGACGGCAGCAAGAGGCGCGAGTGCCTCGGCACGTTCATGCCCGTGGTGGACTCGGTGGACATCGACGGCGCCTACCGCGAGGGACAGATCAATGCCTACGGCCTCCTGAAGCGGCTCAAGGACGACGACTTCGACGGGCCGTACGTGATCGTTGCGGGCAGCAATCTGGTTGATGAGGCCGTCAAGATAGCCGAATCGGTCGGCCTTACCGTCTACGCCGACCCCAGCAGCCTCCTTCTGGGCAGCACCTTGGTTTTCGGCGTGGGCAGGGACAACGACGCCAAGAACAAGCTGGACGCGGTGGACCTGCTCCTCAAGGCGGCTGGGTTCCGCTCGCCGGCGACCGACCGGATGGGCAACGTGCTCTATAGACGCTACGTCGAGCCCGCCGACATGCCCATCTCGGCTGAGTTCACCGAGGGCACCGACGCGCGCTTCATGTCTGCCATGACCGAATCGACCAATCGCGCCGAGGTCTGCAACGTCGTGCACGTGGACTTCAGCACGCAGGACGCATCGGTGCGCGGCACGGCGGTCGACGACTCGCCCGATTCAGACCTCTCGACCGTCTCGGTCGGTCGTCGCATCGTCAAGAGCTACAGCTACGACAGCCTGCCGGGCGTGGACACCGAGGACGCCAACCTTGTCGAGGGCGCTGCCAACGCCCTCATCGGCACCGGCAAGAAGTCGGATAAGAGCTTCAGGCAGAGCGATTCGCACGGCAGCATCCAGACCGTCTACGTCCCTGACTCGCCGCAGGTGGACGTGCTTTTCGGCATCAAGGTCGTCTCGAGTGGGGGGCGCGTCGGCTTCTGCCAGGACGAGGGGCCGAGCGTCAAGAAGGATACGGACTACACGCAGAGCGTGTGGGTCAAGGGCACTAAGGGCGCGACGGGCATCATACAGTCTTTCTGGGATCAGGAGAGGGCGCTTGGCCCGGCGACCAAGGGGTTCACCATGACTGGCGAGTGGCAGAAGGTCAGCTACACCTACCACGCCACGGAGAACCACAGCAAGGTCAGCTGGGGCTACTGCTACATCGACGGCGGCGAGGCCGTCTTCGTCGCCGACAAGGTCGAGGAGGGAGGCAACGCCACGCCTTGGCCCCAGGACGCCATGCAGGCGGCGGCGGACCGCAAGGCGGCTGAGCTGCTCGCCACCGAGCGCGCCGTGACGCGCACGGACGAGTTCAAGAGCGTATACAAGCCCGTCGAGCCGTGCATGGCGGTGGCGATGAACTACAGGACCGGCGGGGTTGTCGGCAAGCTGGCAATCCAGAAGCAGACGCTGACGCTCGACGCCGGCTGCGTCATAAAGCACACGGCGAGGAGGTACGAGCGATGAGCGATTCGACGGCCGAGATCAAGGGCGCGGCGGCGCGGCTGGCGGCGGCGATGCCGTCGGGCGGCAAGCGGCTGACGATGGAGTTCGGCACGGTCGTGGGCGTCCACGACACGGCGCTCGACGTGATGCTGCACGGCGCGGTGGTGACGGTCCCGATGGTGCGCTCCTGCACGGGGTGCATCATCACCGACCGCGCCGTGATCCTGTCGCAGGGCCCGCTGGCCGTGTGCGTCGGCACGATGGCAGCGGTGTAGGCCGGCGTTACGGAGGCCTGAACCTGCAGTGTGGCGGGGAATGGGCCCCACCACGCTGCAGAACGGAAGGGAGGCCGGATGGAGGTACTCAAGCTCTTCGCGCCGTACGGGCCGGGGTGGCTCGGCGGCGCGGCGCTTGCGCTCATTGCCTTTTATTTTGGGCGGCAATTTTTGGCCGAGTACAAGGTTCAGAACGAGCGCAAGGCGAACCTCGACCTCAAGCGCGAGGAGCGCAAGCAGGCCGAAGTCGACGAGAGGGCGCAGCGCGACCGCGAGCGGTCCCAAATGGAGGGGCGCATCGCCGCCCAGATGGAGCGCAGCAACACCCTGATTGAAGGAATGAAAACGCTCATGGAGTCGGTCGTCGCGTCAAACGACGTCCTGCACGCCGACCTGGTTCACAGCCAGGCACGCAGTCAGGGGATGGCCGAACAGGTGAGCCACATTCGCGACCGCGTCGACCTGCTCTACGACAAAGAAACAGGTAGATAGGAGGAATCATGACTACCGAAGACATTACCCGCAAGCTGACGAGCCGCAAGTTCTGGCTGTGCACGGCTGCCTTTTTGGGCTCCGTCGCGACCAGCGTGGCCGGCATCGCCACGGACAACCAGACCGTCGCCGCCATCGGCACGGTGTGCGGGGTCGCGAGTGCGGCCATCTACGCCGCGGCCGAGCAGGCTGTGGACGCTGCGCGCCTGAAGGCGGGTGGCGATCATGACGGAGATTAA